GCCCCCTCCAACGGTTCGATTATTGCAAACCGATTCCCCCATAGCTAACTTAGCTTACGGTTAGGGCAAGACTGCCCCTCACCGCGGATTCTGTTAGCCAGCGCCAGCGCCATCTTGTGGCCCCGGTCGCATCCACGCAAGTATGATTCCATTTGGTCTCTAACATTGTCCCCTTATCAAGGGTAATCGTACCAGTTGAACTGGGACGTTGACAATGCCATCGCAGCAGAGCCTCGCTCTGCGTGCAAATTTCGTGTTCAGTCTTTTCTGTTACGAAGACTTTACATCGAAAGTCATAGGCCATATGATCATCATTCCACCGAGCCTTACAACCAGTAAGATATTGTAAATATATCACATTGGTGAGGCGAGGCCGTCGGAATCCGACGAGATTAGTATGCTCATTAACATATGGCATTACGCCGTAATGTTGTTGAATATACTGCCTGTGGAACCTTGCAGTGTTATCGAAACCATTTTTAAAGAGGTCTCGTTCCACTGAAAGACAGGAAGAAAGAAATCCTGGCTTGCGTTGATTCGGTATTTGTTTGACAAATACAGGGGTTACTATCACGCCATGATAGGCGTGGATTCCGCAAGATTCTCTGAAATGAGAGCGATGGAAACTTTTATCGGTATTTAACTTCATACCAAATATGGGTAACCAGTCTACGACGGCACGATAACACGCAACAGGGATTATAATATCATCCCCGTAAACGTATATCTGCTTCGCGTAAATCTCGCGATCTGTACAGCTGGATTGTAATATTATGGCTCGTATTAAAGCATAATGAACCAGTGACATTACAGGAAAACAAAGCGCTGAACCCATTGGGGCAAATTTCTTTGTCTTGAATGGGGTGCCGTCATCTGCTTCCTTTGGAGGCAAAATGTAGCGTGTCGAAAGCGCGTCTAGCGCGTCACACAACTCGACGTTATCTTGAAATAGATAAAAAACAAGATCTCGTGAGATGCGATCAGAAGCTTCCGACATATCAATCGTACAATAATATCTGTCGACTGAACTTTTCAACGCCAATGCAGCATTAATGCTTTGATCATTCAAAGCAATATGATTGCCTAACCAAGTCTTTTCAATACGCTTGGTTATCAATCGGCGTAATGCCTGCTGTAAAAATTGGACATCATTTTCCTCTATACAGATACCACGTGCCTTATCCCGAGTTTTTGGGACAAATTTAAAACGGGACGTGGGAAAATCTAAAAGGGGTTCATTAATTTTCTCCCTTATATAGTCAGACATGTCGGTATTAACAAAGTCCCATGGTCCACAAGACCATGCGTCCCATAATGGGAAGACTTCTTCGACTTGACGATACCGCCTATGAGGTCTGTATCTCATAGAAGGCTGTATAGGGCTATTAGTAGCACCTGGGCCAGGACGTGGAATACAATCACGTGATTCCAGATCGAGTCCCCTGGTAAACTTACCAATAAATTCCCGCGCTGATTCCAGTATTGGCATCTTCGCTTCTATTGAAGCTTCGAAGCATAGACTGGCATCAACTTCACAGAACTCGTTGAATTGATCGCGGAGTTTCTCTTTTTTATAGGGTCCTTGCAATTTTTTGAAGGAAACGCAAAAGTTATACAAATACTTTAGCGCATTAGCCCTATTTTTGACTGTACTGCCATCGTGAATAACACTGTGTGCTAGCCCGCTTAAAAAAGCCGGGTAAACACCTTTCATCTTAAAAGATGGAAAGAGTGCTGTGTCACCTTCTATGAGTGAAAGAAAACCGCTCATATATTTTGGTAACATAGATGTCACGAATGGTAGCCCTTCGTTGTGTAGACGCTTTTCTAAGGTCATTACATCACGACGATAGTCAGCGCTCCTGTAAAGGGGCAGATTTTGATGAGCATCGAGAAGCAGACATTTCAAATGTAATAAAGCGAAATGCTCAGCTTTTTTATCTCGATTACTTGTCCTGCGGACTTTTTGGCTATTCTGGTTTGCCATAATAGGTAGACCTCCAGCCAACGAGTACCGATCGTTAATGATAAAGGACGGGGTTAGTGAGCAGAGCCGGGGAGAAGAATAAAATTCTTATCCACGAATCTAACAGCAGCAAGAGTAGGACTACAGCGATCGTAATTGATACAATTCGCAGTATACTACCGCTCGAGAGCTTACATTTTAAATAAATAGATGCAAGCAATGCCATGATGGGACCAATGTAACGGTCCATGCTAAATAAAGCCATCAAGGAGACTGGGAGCGAAACCGCTTTCAGCCTGAGCATCACCGGAAAGCGCAATGGCGGCCAATACATCGGCCTCATCGTGCTCAGGGTGATATGCTACAGTAAAATTCACGGTAATCATCTTATAGGTGACACCGTCGGCAAGTGGTTTGTGGACTTTAAATTGAACAAGTCTACGAATCAACGTGCTCGAGGACTCGTCATGTTTCACGACGAGTTTCGACTGTTCCGCTAAATCCGCGGCTGGTTCCACCCAGAGACCAACCATCTCTCTGGCACTGGTATCCTGCCCGCGAAAGTTAAAAGTGCGGTCGCCGACCCCATCATTCAAAACGACAGGATTTGTAAATAGACTCATTGGACTTCTCCTTATATAAGTAAACACCGTAACGTGGTGGATGAACGCTGCGTTATGCAGAGGAGTCTAAAATAAACACCGTACGAGTGCCGCCATTGTTAAAGCATTTTGCCCCGAAGGGAAATGCAATTTTGGCAGAGCCGGCCCACAATTTGGACTGGTTCGTACCCGACGAAAATAGCTACGTTCTGCACCCGAAATAAGAATTGGGTGCGTAGGAGGCTTATAATAATCGCCATCCACTATAACTAACTTGTTATAGCCGTAGTCAGGAGAAACATGGTGTCCCTGCGTGTGAACATCTAAGATGCTCTCACAGTATTCATTAAGACGCAGATCGGTATGTGGATCCACATCCATGGCATGAAGACTATCGCTGACTCTTAACCAATAGTCAGCAACAAAGCTGAATGGAATTGCATTCCAAAAAGCATCAGCTGTCAACTCCAAACCCCAGTACTTCTGGAATCCATTTGTTACACTCCGCATCGAGTATGCATAATGATATTGCATAGATGCATTGAATACTACCCGTCTATGACCTCCACTATTATAATAGAGGCCACCATAGAAACCACTAGCAGGAAAATCGGTCTCATCATACAAGACTTCTGAATAATGAGACTTCTGCCGGGTGGTACCGAGTCGTTTATATTTGACTTCGGCTTCGCGGGCGAGTGTGATCATCTGAGCACATATTGTAGAGCAATCTTTAAACAATTGCTCCCAATTTAAGTGCCAGGATAACCAAATGGCAGCAGCGGGACGTGTTGGATCGTAAAATTTCGGGTCGTGCATATGTTTCCGCACGAAAGCCCCGAACTTACGAAAAGACCGGATTTTATCGGCCTTAAGCACGTATTTTGCTAAATCTCTAAAGTCTTTAAGCTCAAATAAAAAGTTGAGCATGGAGATTTCGCCTTCGAACCTTGGTTGCATATGCCACCAGGCTCGCCGCTGAGCAGAACTATACTCGTAGATAATCTCGGGTGTAGCCTGCATTGTTGACAAAGAGGGAAAAGGAAACCGGTAGAACTGTGTCCGGTACCCAGTCAATCCAGGACAATAAACTGCCAAATATGGCAGGTTTACACCCCTATAACGGGTATGTAAACAATTATTGTAATGAGGAGACTTCCTCTTGGTGCTGTCGAACGCCTCGATTCCTACGCTATCCCACCCGGAATCATATCCGCGTGAAAGATTGCGCGCGGCTTTACCAGCCGCATAGAAATCTTGATACTGGTCCTCCGTTAGCCATGTATTGTGATAACATTCTGGCAAGTAACCGCCAGACATGGCTGAACAATAATACGGATCAGGGGAATAACCACCCCAATAGACCGGTAGCGTTCGTGTCTTCATACATTTCTCCTTATGTTTATTTCAAAACAACGCCCCCCAATGGAG